ATATGTACATTACTTTTATCTTTATCTTTATCAATGACAACTACAGTCAAACCAATTCAAAAATCGCTAGGTCATTTTGCTTTCTCTCAGAAAGTAAATGAATATCAACTCTTAGATCAAGCAAGAGCAAAAGAAATTAAATCTAAAGTCAGACTACACGCTAATGGTGATTGGGGTGAAGTTTGCACAGAAGATGCAGAACAAAACAATCAAGTAGTCAAAGATCATGATGGTGGCAGATTACTATCTGTTTATACACTCTCAGATGGCACAAAAATATGGGTACTCACATCAGGATATGGCACACCTAAATCTGCTATGGATTTAGAAACATTCTCTGAGATTGATTACACCAATACAGTAGTTCTATTTCCAGAGGAATATTAATTATGGCACTTACTTACGAGCAAAAAGTTTATCAATGGGCATCAGGCCATTATTTAGATGATGATGTACCTAATAGTTTTTTTAAGCTATCAGATGAAGATCAGCTTAAACATTTAGAAGACAATGCTTTCATATTTTATGAAGATTGTAGTAGTAAATTTATACATCAAATTATTTGGCAACTTGCTAACGACATAATTATGAAAAGAGTTCCAGAGGAGGAGGAGGACTAATGACTTTAAACAAAGGCCAACTATGGTTAGTAGAAGTTTTTCAAGCATATCGCAAAAAACATCATCTACCTAATCAATCAGCAGATGACTTACTAAATCCACCCTTTAGCGATAAATTAACTGGTCAACAAATAGATTGGTTACAACAATTCATAGTCGTATGGGAAACAGTCGAATACAACGTAAACACTAACTCAGGAGATACTTAATGAATTACAAAACAAAAAACGATTTAAAACTAGCAAGTATAAATCTTAAATCAGATTTTGATATGGTTATTTCTTTTATTAAAACTACTGAAGATTTAGAGGTAGTTAGTAAAGCTATTACTAAGGCTTTTCAATGTGTGCCTAATGCTCAAGCATTACCATCAGTAGCAAGACAAGCTGAAGAAAACCAAAAAGCTGTTATGAAAAAATTTGAAAACTTTTTAGGAGGACTCAATGACTAAAACAAAATTACCAACAAACATACAAATTTTTGTAGATCATTTATCTGTAGGTTTAGATTCTGCGGGTTTAGATCTTGAGGACTTTAGCCCTATTGTTGTTAAAGATCGAAAACTTGGAGAACAAGGTTTCTTATTCTGTCAAAAGATAGATGATGTTGATACATCTGTAGTCGTTTTCAACGATAGAGTTGAATTTGGTTCAAATTCTGTTTCTTTGATTATGAATAATGAGCAACCACCAACAAAAGTAGCAATACTATTTCTTGTGGCAATGATTCAAAAAGAACCATTATTACCACCTACATGCCCATGTTGCGAAGAAGAGGAAGTAGCACAATGAAAAGATTACAAAATTCTAGGCAAAAATTAATAGATAAATTAGCTATTGATTTAGATAAAGCTTTTAACGCTAGAGTACAGGCTGTAAAAAAACTTAGAATAGCTTTTGATTGCTATCAAATTGGATATATCCATTTTGAAGAAGTTGATTTTGATAATCCTATTGTTCAAGAAACTCAAGAACATTTAGTAAAAATTGAAAAACTTTGTAGAAGAGTAACTAATGCAGAAAATAAATTTATGGAATTACATTTTAAATTTCATGCTGAATTTGACAAGTTAGATGAGGAAACAGGTTTTTCTACAAAGGTAATTGATGACAATTAAAGATACCTTTTCTGTTAAGCCAATTAAGAGATATGAAACTTATGATTGGTTTTATAATAAGCATTATGCAAAACGTATTCCTAGTATTACTTATTGTTATGGTTTGTATGATGTTAATAACGCCTTACAAGGTGTAATAAGTTTTGGTTCACCCGCATCAAAACCTTTAGTGGTTGGTGCATTTAAAGGTAAGTATCAGAAAAATTTTTTAGAGTTAAATAGATTATGTGTTGAAGATAATTTAGAAAAAAACTCGCTAAGTTTTTTTGTCAGTCAATCACTTAAATTATTACCCAAACCAAAAGTAGTAGTTTCTTATGCAGATACTTCACAAAACCATCATGGTTACATTTATCAAGCAACTAATTGGATTTATACAGGCTTGTCAGATAAGAGAACAGAATGGAGAATGAGAGGAAATAATAAACATAGTAAAACTATTTGTGAGCAATATTCATTAGAAGAAAGGCAAAAAGATAAGGATAAATTTTACATAGTGGATAGACCTAGAAAACATAGATATTTTTATTTATTAGGCACTCGCAAAGAAATTAAATCTATGAAAGACTCGCTTGCATACAAGGTCTGTAACTATCCAAAAGGAAATAATAAAAGATATGATTCATCATATAAACCTTATACACAAGGAATATTATTCTAATGTAACTAATTGTTACAGAATACTACATTGGTATTATTAGTTGCTATATTGAATATGTAAATAAATTTACTATCTTTATCAAATGACTAGATCACTATCAGTTCTATCAAAAATTTTAGGCTTAACAGCTTCCTCAAATGTTCATGAAGCTAGATTAGCTGAAGAAAAATTAGAACAACAATTACAAGCTAGAGGTATTACAAGAAAGCAATTAGAACAACAGTTAGATATGTCAACTGTTGACGAGGAGATCAAGGCTACCTCTTTTAGATATGGTCAACCTTACAAGCGTGTTGATCCCGCAATTTCAATTATTCTTAGTTCTGTAGCTTCTTTTTACAATGGAAGAGTAATTAATACAGTTAAGGATGAAAATGGTAATTATATGGATGGTTATCGTCAGCATGATGTATTAGCATCACAAGCTAGAAAATTAGAAATTCAAATCTATACAGATTATCTAATTCAAGCCTTAAATGATGATTGGGTAAAGCATTGTAAAGAAGATCCATTTCAAGTTGCCATGATGGGTTCATCACATAGAAACAGTTTTAGAAAAGCATGGGCAAGAAAAGTTAGTGAAAGATTTTCAGAGATGAAAAGAGAAGAGGAAAATCAAGGTAGAGAAATTCAAACATCATCTCGCACTATTAATCAATCAGCATTAGCAGTAGTTAAATCTAATCAAACAGAAAAATCAGCTATAAACAAATATTGTTCTGAAAAATATCCTCGTCTATCAAGTGGAAGAGGTTATACAGGTGGCGGGTCAGGGGCTAGTAGTGGTAGATCTGCGGGTGGCTCAGTAGGTTTATCTCGTCAGATGGCTAGTGGCGGTTATAGAGCGTTAGGTGGGTCATAATGACCTACCCTAACCCTATAAGTTCACCTTACGTTTTATTTAAAGTTATGGATCAACCAAAAACAAAACAAGAAATTAAACAAGAGCGTAGAGCTATTATCGAGGATCTATGGTTCAGAAATGAAATTTCAGACCATGATTTACAAATTGCCTATAAAAGGTTAGGTATTATTAAAAAACCTTAAAATTGCCCTCTCAAAATCGGCTAGAAGGGGCTTAAAAATACTTCTAGCTATATCTATAACCCCTTATCTTTATCAAATCATGCTAGTTTTACCAAATTCACAGATTAGACTTGAAACTTTAAATAATGCTTTAGTTACTAATCCTAACGGTGTTGAATATCGAATTTCGCATTGGGCGGTGGATATTCAAGATATACACAAGATACTTGTTGTCTTAAATGAAGCTCATGGTTTAGGTATGGATCAAGTTATAGTTTCATGGGAATCTATAAAAGATTGGCCTATACAACTGCAAACTGAGGGCTATCGAATATGTTAATAAATGTAACAAAGTAGCAGATTAGTATTATAATCTGTTATTGTATATATATCAGGCAAGCCTGACTAACTTTATGACTATCTTTAAAAAAATGAAATTTAATTATGAATTTACAGAATCAATAGTTAAAAGAAATGATTTTGCTATTGAAAGTGATATTAAACTATCTGAGGATGAAGTAAGAGAATTAACTTCAGAATGTATCACTAACTTCAACAAGAAATTTTATAATAATAATTTTAAATATAAAGATGAAGATTATGTTTTAGAGGGTGAAAAAGAAGGTAACAAATATAAAGTTACATTTGTTTACTCTGAGTATGATGACAATACACAAGAAGAATTTGGGGGTGATAAATACAAAGAAGATTAAATGTAACTAAATGTTACAGAATAGCAGATTAGTATTATTATCTGTTATTATATATATATCAGGCATAAAATATAAGTCCTGATCTAACTTAAGTGGGTGTCTTATGGTAGTTCTAGAGAAATGTACTTAATGAGTGGTTCAAATCAGTTGCGTACCAAACCACCGCCCACTAAATTTTATTAACTTTATCTCTATCTTTAAGTTTATGACTAATTCAACTAAAACATACACCGAACAAAAATTTACTTGTAATGTCAATTATCAATTTGACATTAGCTTACAAGATTTAAAAGATTTATTCTGCACTATGGGTCAAGGCTCAAACTATTGGGCTACAGATGTGACTATAGGTAATATAGAAGTAGAAGAAGATGAAGAGGGAGTTTCATACATTAAGACAGGTCAAGACTATGAGCATCAAGGTTGTTGTATATGGCTTAAAGAATTAACTCTTGATAGTCCTATTACAGTAGAAGACATAGAAGATGATAAACACCAATTCAAAGTTAAAGATGTTATTACAGCTATAGAAAATATAATCTCAGGTAAAACTAATCTAAATACTGACGATTGTTCAACTATTTTTGAAGCATTTAAAGATAATGACTTAGGCTTAATAGATGCTTCAATAGCTGATTCTATATTGCAGATTACAACCTATAACACCCTAGTCTATGGTTGAGACTTGCATAAGACTTGCAAGACTCGCATAGGCTAGGAGTGACTCATAAAGATAGTATCAAGAGAGGATTGATAACCCTCTCTTTTTTTATTGTTACAGAATGTTAAGAAATACTGTTAGAGTAGTAATATAGTAAAATCTTAGCTATAGTAAGGGTGTTCAACAAACTATCTTTAACAATGAGTACGACTCAAAAAACATTTACAAAAGAAGAATACGATAAGCATGGAAACATTCTCTATGAAATCGGTAAAAGTTCAGCTTTTAAATCTGTTTTAAAAACAGAGGTTGATTGGTCAGTACAAATGACTGATGATAATTGGAATCTA